ACAATGCAAATCCATGAACTAGTAACCATCGTGCATTTTCTTCAGATTCATTTGCCCAAATAGTACAAGGGTGATTACGAAAAGCACCCTTCTCCGTAGCATAGGGAGTACCGTCTGCTTTGGGAAGAGTGCCGTATCCATGTCCCCACTTGTCTGATGCAACGATAGAAAGCATCTGACAAGTCTCTAGGGGCATCTTAACGATGTGTTTATCGGGAAGAACTTGTGCTGATTTTGTTGGACATAATGATGTGACAAAAATATTCATTCCAAAGGTCTCTCAAATTCATTAATAACAATATCAGAAGCGTTCAATTCTGACTTCATATATTCTACAGCATCCATAGGTTTTGTGTGATCTCCACATGTAAATACGTCACAAATCGCCATACCTTTTTCTGGCCAAGTATGAATACTGATATGACTTTCAGCAAGAAGTACAATAGCAGTGACACCTTGAGGAGAAAACTTATGAGAATGTAATTTGATTAATGTGGAGTTTGCCCATACAGATGCTTGATACATAATGTCCCTGATAAAACCTTCATCGTTTAATTCATCAGGGAGACACCCCTTCAATGTAAAGAGTATATGTTTCATTCACCAAAAGTAGAATCAGGTTCCAGAGCAATGTAATAAGTTACATCAATATTCTGATTACTAAAACGAGACAAAAGTTTAGAAGAAACAACTACATCATAGTTACCAGGGACAATCTTAAGATTCTCTTCTTTAAAATTAAAGACAAAGTTTTCGTCAGTTTCTCCAACAACAATAGAGAAATCATTGGAGGTATCATTCTTCTTGTCACGAGCAACAAGTTTAACAACACCATTCTCACCAATTGCAGAAATATCAGGAAGTTGATATACCGATGCAGCTTTCTTCAGTTTCTCAAGTTGTTGAGATGTCAGAACAAAACAGACATCCTCGGAAGGAAGAGTAATTTCTTTTTCTGGTGGAGCAACAATCACTGAAGGATCAGCAAAGAAATACTTAGAACGTGACTTACCTTCTTTGATTACGACATATTGATCATTCTCAAAATCTAGATCAGGAGAAGAATGAAGAGAAAGACCATTCAGAAATTGGTTAAGATCATAGATACCGAAGTCTTTAGGAAATGTCTCTGAGACATTTGCTTCTACCAAAATATTCTTCATCACAGAAATAGTACGAAGCTTATTTCCCTCCTTGAAAAGAAGAGATTGATTGATAGAAGAAAAGTTTTTCAGAAGACTGATAGTTGATTCAGAAAGTTTCATAATCAAAAGTTATAGTGATTTTGTTGTTTGTGAAGACCAGCAAAGTGGTAGAGAAGAATACAATAATGAATTGCTTTCAGAATGTCAAGTTTTGATTTACCATTTTTCTTACCAAATCGTGAAAGATACTTGATTGCATTTGAACGAGTAAAGGCTTCTGCATCACCAATACTTCCAATTAAATCAAGAGTTTGAGTCTTGGATTCTTTAGATGTATAGTGAGATGAATAAGTTCCAGATATATAATCTCTAATTTCCTTCATAGTCAAATCTTCTTCATATTTCCAGAAATTATTATCTGGATGAAGATTCAAATTAAGTTCATTTTCATTCATGTTCGATAAACACTCATCATTAGATTGATTTCTGAGGGGAGTCCATTCGACTCCCCATTCAGGGAAAGAGTCAGTCATTTATAAAATAACAAACACATATAGTCAATTATATCAAGTAGACTTGTATGTGTCAATAGAATCTTCTGATGGCATCACAAAGTCTTCTGATGGTATCACAAAGTTGGCATCAACCTTATCATAAAGTTCCAAGAAAGAGGATTTAACTTCTTCATCAAATCGATTAGTACAGACTTCAATAGCCTTTGACTTATCGTTGAAGATACTATATGCACGAATGATATGAACCAAACGACGAGTACTAATGATTTCTTCAATACCTCCATCGTAGAAAGTCTTACGGATAATATCTGCCCAATCTACAAGATGCTTACAGAATTGTGAATCATTTACACCCAATTCAGAAGAGATCTTTTCAAGAATCTTCTGTTCGATATTAGGAGAAGGATACATCTGTTCAAAAGTAACACAGAACCTTTCAAGAAATGCTTCGTTCAGAACATTTGTACCGATGAAACGACCGTCATCAGAACCTTTACCTTTAGTGTTAGCAGTGGCAACCACATTAAATCCATCAGCAGGTTTAATGAACTTACCAATCTTCTTCAGAAAAACACCTTTACCTTCCAGAATAGATTGAAGACACAGAATCTTGTTAGAAGCAAGATCAATTTCATCTAGAAGCAACACAGCTCCACGTTCCAGAGCTTCGATGACAGGACCATTATGCCAAACAGTTTCACCATTAATAAGACGAAAACCACCAATAAGATCATCTTCATCAGTTTCGATGGTAATGTTGACACGAATCAACTCCCTTTTAAGTTGAGCACAAGCTTGTTCAACCAGAAACGTTTTACCGTTACCCGACAGACCCGTAATGAACGCAGGATAAAAGAGACGGGACTGAATAATTTTTTTAATATCACCAAAGTTACCAAACTTGACGAAGGTATCATCTTTATCAGGAATAAGGTTTTGTTCCACAGCAGGAAGAGCAGCAGGAGCTTGATAAGTACGTTCAATTTCCTCAAGTTTTTGAGGAGTCACTTCAAGATTCCATTTACCACGACCGATTTTATAGTCTTCAAGTTTTTTCGTGATGGTTTGATAGTTACTATCATTCATAGTACACCAGGCACGAATATCACCAGAAGTAACACTGTTGCCATAAAGTGCTTGAAGAGAAGAAATAACGTATTCAGTAGAGATTGTCATGATGAAAGGAGGTTTGTTCAACAGTTATAGTATAGAGAAAAACCATCCCCTGTGGGAGATGGCTGGGACAGTTTTTAAATTGGATCAACTGATCAGATCCATGAATTGACTTAACACCTTTTTATTTAGAGCCTTTGATCGAAGATTTTTAACGAAAGCCGATTTAATTTTTGCTTTAGAAGCACCTTCATCGACACAGAACTCAGTTTCACTATTAAGTGCAGAATCAATCATACCAAAATAAGAATTATACCCAGAATTTTTGATTACACAAAACTTATTTTGTCGAAAAGTTTTGTATTGATTATCAGTAATCTCAGGCATATATTTTGTAATGAATGATTTAAAATCACTTCCAGATGTAAGACGAATTCCAATAAAGTTTACATTCGTAAACTCTTGTCTCAGATTTTTTAACAAAATCTCAGTAAATTTGAAATAATCATACTCAATTCTGTAAGTATAACCTGTTTTACGATTACGAAGATAATCTCCATCAGATGCTCTTACAACTCCAAGTTTTTCACCTGTACCAAGCCAATTCCCATACTGAAGAATTGGAAGAGAATTTGCTTCACCATCAGTCAGAATAAAAACATTGACTTTTTGAACTCGATTCTTTTTTTGAAAGAATGGAATAATTTCATGTAGACATACAATCGCCTCATTTAAGGGAGTTCCTGATAGAGAAAAATTACCTGGAACTTCATAGTTACAATACTTTCGGATTGAAAACACAATTCTCCAAAGAGAAAGCATTTGTTTATCCAGTTGGGATTTCTTTACATCACTTGTGAGAAAATGAATTAACCTAAAATCTGGATGAATCAGAAAGTTATTATTGTTTACTTCTTGATATTCAAGTTCTTCCCAATTACTGTTTCTGTATTGATTAGGATCTTCAATATAGTTATTCGTAAATGCATACACATCAAATGGAATGTTTACTTTATTACAAAACCATACAAGATTGTATAGTTGTTTGATTGTATCAAGAATACAATTTGCCATCGAACCAGACCAATCAAGAATGAAAATGAGACCGTGATTTTTTCCGTCAGGAACCACACTCACTTTCTTAAATAGATCTTCATTGTACTTATAAGTATGAAGTTTAGTACAATCGAGAACACCAGTTCGTGAAGTCATAGAACGAGAGTAAGCATCTGCAGATTTCTTACACTCAAATTCTTTTACCATATAGTTAACTTCTTTTTGAGTTGATTGTTTGAAACTTTTATATTCATTATCGGGATAAGAAAAATCACAAGGTTTAGTTTGTAGATACTTTTTTAGGTATGCATCCCAATAAGTTTCTACTTGAGACTGTTTAGCCCAAGATACATCGAGTTCATCATGAACTTTTTGATTTGAAACAATCAGTTGATTAATATCAACTTTAGGAATCTCACAATACTTTGGTTCATAAGTATTTGAATTATTATTGAGATCTTGAGTACCTTCTTCAAAAGTTTGATCAGTTTGAACTTCTGGTTCAACATCACCAGAACTTTCACTTTCAACATGTTCGGAATGATCATTTGTAGTCTCATTGGTATCACCAATGACTTCTTCACTACTGAAACTTTCTTTCTGATCACCCTTTTCAGAAGAGTTACTGGAAGCTACATCAATATCTTGTTGAGTATTCGGATCTTGTTTATTATTCTTTTGCTCATCCTTACAATATTTGTAAAGTTCTTCTGCAGCAACAATTGCATCAGCAAATGTTTCAGTCACAGAAATCATATTGACAATATCTTGCTCCTTATCTGTAAAAGGAACATCAACAAAGTTACCAATCTTGAACCAAAGATTGACCCTATCAGCAAGATTCATTTTGCCGAGATCTTGATTTTCAAGTTGAAAGAAATCCTTCTCAGCAAGTTCCTTATATCCACGATAGAAAGACTTTGAGATTCCTGGATATCGACGTTTCATCAGTTTTTCAATACGAGCATCTTCCACAACATTGACAAACTGTTTAGGAATCTTGTCCTCAAAAGACCAATCATTAGGAGTGTAAAGAGCATGACCTACCTCATGTCCCACAAGCATGTCATACACACTCTCACTGGCCCGTTTCCACATCGGAAGAGTCAATACACGCGTCTCAACATTAAACTGTGCTGTATCCACATTACGATTCTCAACCACCAAATCCTCAGTGGCAAGAAGTTTAGCGAGTTGTGACTTGATCTCGTAATTAATCATAGGAATTTGATTTCGATACAGCTATCATATACAAAAAATCCACCCATTACTGGATGGACTGGACAGTTTGATAATTGGCACTAGATAATCTTTCTTCTCAATCTCTTTAGATGATTACTTCTTCTTTCTCTTTCTTCATCAGAGAGGTTCAATTTAGTTCCAATCTCTAATCCTTGTTGTAATCCTCTTTTATGTTTAGGTAATCTTCCTCTTACAAAACCTTCTGGTTGTTCTTCCTGGTATTTACTTTCAACACCATTATTCCACCACTTCCTACCTGTAGTCCAGGTGTTTTCTCTTTTTTTAAGTTTGTCTGATATCTTCTTATTTCTTTCTGGTGTAATAAAAGGTTTCACCCCCATTCTACTTTTAGATAGTTTTTCTCTATGTTCTTCACTCTTTGGTTTTCTCATTCTCTCAATAGTGTCTGGATGATGTCTTCCACCATCACCACCTTCTTTGAGGTTGTATTGAGGTTTCAACCATTGAATGTAATGTTTCTCCAACTCATTGATACACTCATCTTCTCCAACCTCTTTGATTAGTAATATTGAAAAATTCTCAACTCCGTGATATCTCATTGAGTAATGAAAATAATCTCTTGGTGATTTAGAACTTGTTTTATGAGAATTCCAACGATATTTAATTCCTCTTTCAGTTTTACCAATATAGAACTTACCATTTACATTATTGGTAAT